CCTTTACAATATAGCAAACCTGTTCGTCATCAACTAATCTAAAGCCGATGTGAACCTGCTCGCCTGTTTCTTGTAGCTTAACTACACCATAGCCTTTGTCATCTTGTAGCATGACTACTGTTTGCCATTGCGCTAGAGTAAAGCTCCAGCATGTTAGGAACGCCACAACACTCATGCTATCTCCTTTTTGTTTTATTACTGTAATTATAACATATAAAAATATAAATGTAAAGGGTTTTGTAACTTTTTTTTTAAAATCTATTAAATTTTAGCATCGCCAACACTTCTTCAGATATATCCTCATCTTTTTCTTCCTTGTTTTCAAGCATCTTCGGAGGTTCGTAATATGGCACGTGCTTAATTACTCCTATTCTATCTTGGTTCTCAAACAACCATTCGTAAACCTCTACCTCTTCTTTTCCATCGAGGATTAAGTATTTACCGTACTCGTTCACTGCAAACTTGTTTATTAATTGCCCTTCCTTATTCATGGCTATAATAACGTAATCATAATAACTAGCTGGGCCATAGCATAAATCTTGCCCTTTAAAAAACGTCTTAATCCAAGCAATCATAGTCTCGATATCTTTGTGCCTTTTGCCATTTCGTATCATCTCCATGCCAATTTTTTTCTTAAAGTCGAATAGCGCCATCTTTGTAATTAACTCTTTAGACCGCATCTCTTCGACATAGTTTAATCTAAAAGCAAAGAAATCTTTAAGCTTATCGTTGGGTATATCCTTAAGTAACTCGCTTGTAAGCTCTGATTGCACAGTGTTAAGCTCTAATGCTTGCTTAATAAATTCTACTCTTTGTTTGTCATTCATGCGTAAACCTCAACTTTTAGTTTATCTTTCTAAGTACATTAAAAACATTAAATTAGCTCCAATACACGCCAAGTTGCTAAATCCGCTTTCGTCTATTTTTTCTCCTTTTAGATATTTAATTAAGTGCCTTAGAAGCGCATCAGTATAGCGCTCTTTCGCGTTATCTACATGCTTCCAGTTGTCCTTTTTTGGATACTTTTCCGCACCTTTAGTTAGAACTTTTGCGATATCTTCCACAAAATAAGGGTCTACTAGGCTCATCCTTGTTTTGCCTGCATCGTGTTTAACGCCTGCAACCGGAGCTTCAAGCTCCAATTCAGAAAAGTTTATAATTTCAACGTCATCACATTTTAATGGTGTAATATGCTCTACGAACATTTCTCCGTCATACAAATAACAGCAAGTGTCCTCTTTAAACAGTTGGTAAAACCTCAATATGTTCTCTTTTATTCCGTTTTCTTTGCACCATTTCGACATCTTAAGCGCTTCTTCTTTACTTTTTAGCCTGATTGCTATGTTTTGGTTGTCTTTATTTAACATTACCATTTCGTCTCCTTTTTTTATCTACAAAAAACGAAAGAGGTTCATTTTTAAATAGCCACTCGATATATTTAAGAATAGTATCCTCTATATGACCATCTAAATCTTTGGCTTCCAAAATCCGATTATCGCGGAATATTTTCAGCTTCAAGTTGACCGTTATGTCTTTGGAGTTAACTCTTGTTGCTTTATCGCAATAGATTTCGAATTTTTCTCCGTTAATATATAAACACCTCATCTTCTCTCCTTTTTTTCTTTAACTATAAACTAAAAACGCTAATAATGCACGTAAAACGCAACACAACACAAAACCTTTTAATCAACCTGTTCCGTTTTGTAACAGCTTCGCATCTTCCGTTCCAAAACCAAACTGCGTTAGGTCTAGCTCCACTTCCTCTTCGACTTCGTCCTCCCAGCGTTTTTGATTAAGCCACGTAGACGCGTGAGGTATATACTCGGATTGCTTCCATTGTTTGCTGGCTTTGTGGCGTTCTAGGATAGATAGCAACTCTTCTATTTCTGGCATTTCTTTGTATAAGCGCATGAATGCTGTTTTTGCTTTTGCTTTCGCTATTTTACGAGGATACGATTTCCAAAATTTATCGAAATCTTTTTCTTTTTTTTCTTTTAGTGACGGTTTATTTTTACGGTTAAAATTAAGTGACGGTTCAAGGTGTTCAACTTCTGAACTTTGCCCCCTATTCCCTAGTTCGAAAGTTGAACTAGGCATGTTCAGATCTTGAACTAGTTCAACTTCTGAACTTTGGTTAAAATGTTCGATAAAAATATCAAGCTCCTCTTCGTCTAGAAGCATCTTGTTATCATAAGGATATATTAAATATTTATTTGAAGTTCTACTTCCGTTTTTTCTATTTCGTGACACTCTAAAAATCAGTCCTTTGTTTTCTAGCTCTCTAAGCCATTTGGAAACGCTTCCTTTGCTCATTGACGTTTTAGTCATTAAAGAGTTCCAGCTAGGGAAAGCAACTCCGCTATCGTTAGCATTATCAGCTATTGCTAACATTAGTAATTTTTCATTACCTTTTAGCCGTGTGTCTGTAAAAACTTTTTGTATTTGTTTAATGCTCATGTTTAAGTCCTTTTTTGCATAGTTAAGTCTTTTCTTCTTATCATCTCATGAGTTAATGTTATATATTTATCTTTCATCTTTTTTCTCCAATTCATTTTTGACTGCTATATATAAAGCTTTGTTTATTTCAACTCCGCCATCCAATAACATCATAAAGTTATTATGAATATTATCTCTCTTTTTTAAATTTTCTTCTGTTGTTTTGTTCCAATCTTCAACATTTAAAGAATCTTTTATATACTTTGCTATTTTTGGCATTATTACTCCTATTTTTGCAATAGAAACAATATCTTCCCTTTTGCTTAAATAAGATGCAAGCTTTTTGTAACTATCCCCAGACAAATCTCTATTTTTAATAAGTCTATCTTCCAACCACTTCATTGCTTCATATTTGAACTCTGGGCTTAGCCACATTGCAAAATCAATAAGTATTAATGGATGAACCCAAGTTCCTCCTGACTTACCTTTTTTAGTTTCATAAGCTTTTGAAATATCTTCTCTATCCAAGATTTCTTTAATGAATTCTCTGGTACTATCTGTTTTAAGATAATCAGCAATATGTTTAGGCTTAAGTCCAATTTGAGCCCTATATTCATTTGCTATCTTATTTAGGTCGGTAGCATTAAACCAAGCTGTTTTGTGATTTTGTCTAATGCTACCACCTTTAAATTTTCGCTCAACTATTTGTGCTGTTACCATTATGACCTCCTGTTTTTATTTAAATAATTATTACATAGTTTATTTTAAAATGAACTTAATATTAGCATTATCATATTATAAAAATAATTACAATATACTTGCAAGCACTGTTAATTGGTATTTATATATAATATGAATATTATCATATTATGCAATAGTGTATGTTTTCATATTTAAGAATGTTTGTAGATTGTGTAGTTGTATATTAAATGGTTCTATTGTAAATCCATCAATTTAATAAAACTTTTATTATTTGAAATGTTTAAAGCTTCCTTAATATTTTTCTATTGTAGACAATATGCTGTCATGAAGCAAGTCAATGTTTTCAGCAATAACCACAGAGCTAACTAGTAGCTCACCACCTCTCTCTTGAACTAAATTAATTTCGTTCATTGTGAGTTGCATTGTGTTTATCTTTCCGACAGTAGAATTAAAGGGGAGTTTGTAGAAGTGTCGAATTTATCAAACCCGTTAAGCCCTTTAGTAGGAGCAGGGTTTGAAGGTATTCGACAGACCTGTTGCTTCTGCTCCTACTAAAAAACTTTCAAGGAGAGGAAGGAGTTTCAAAACCTCTCCTTTTGCTAATAATAGCATATTAAATTTTATACTGTCCTTAAAAAAAGTCCATATCAAGCTCGCTAGACTCGACTATTGCCTTGCATACATTTAGCTCGACATGTATTTTCTTTATTAGGTTGTAGATGAAATTTTTAACATCTTGGTCAGCGCTAGACATGCTAACTTTCATTTTATAAGGGAAGCCCGCCTATAATCTCTGATTTAGGTGGGGTGGTTCACGTAGTCTTCTAGCGCTCTTGCATCAACCAAAAATTTGTGCTATAATAATAGTCTTTCAAGCGCAAACTCCTTTTCCCCCAGCTAGTCTGGGGTTTTTTCGTATAGTTTATAAAACCTATTAGAAGCAACCTGTATAACTATACCGTTTAGATTAAATTTTACAAAACCACCTTTATCCTCTATTAGCTCTACTATTACTTTTTTGTCCCGCTTGGATACGTATAGCATTTCAATTCCTCCTCTACAAATTCAATAGCTTCCTTAGCACCTCTGCACACACGAGCCTTCGCATACGGAAGCGTGTTAATAAACTCAATCCACTCGCTCTGCTCTTTAGACACTGCACCGCCTTTAATACGCTTCATCTCTATATAGAGGATAACAGCAGGCAAAAACACAACTATATCAGGCACGCCTTTTTTTAGCCCTTCCTTTTTCAGTTTGGCCATAACACGCACAGCCATGTTTTTATTTAAAACGCTTAACGCATTGGCATTTGGCACGGCGTGGTATCTAATACCTTTCACGTCTAAGTAGTTGCAAAATACAACCTGTTCGTCATGTTCTAGGGGTATCATTGCCATTGCTTAAACGTCGCCCAATTTGCTTTTCCAAGTGCCACTAGCGCATCTCTGTTTTTGCCACTATGCGCCATAACATGGCACTCTCTGCATAATAAAACAAGCGTTCTATCGTCTTTATCTGCGCCCATTCGCCCGTAAGACGCGTGGTGAAAATCGTCGCCTTTGCGCTCTCCACACCATTGGCACATGCCGTCCTCTATATCTGCAATGCTGTCGCAAAACGCTTTGTATTCCTGTTTAGATAGTTTTCTATCCTTCTTTTTTTTGTGCCATTTGGTTTGGTCTTTTTTGTTATACATACGTCCTCCTTAGGCAGAATTATAGCATATTGCTACTAAATGTAACATCAAATTAAAAAAATATATAAATATTAGCAAAATCATTGCGGATTTATGTGTTTTTGTTTATAGTTAAAGAAAAAAGGAGAGAAGATGACAGTAAAAGAAAAAATTCAATCTGTTCTGTATGATTTTAAGATTGATGCCGAAAAGGCAATTTTAAATGGGGAGTTTGAAAAGGTTGAAGAAGACAAATATACAATAACAATTAAAGTTCTCGATGAGGTTGTAGACGTTTGGACTGTAGAAGGTCAAGAAACTCATCTTTACGGGCTATCTTTGGGAGAATATGAAGAAAAAATTTTGTTTAATGATAAATCCGGAAGACTAAAAAACCCTGAAGAGTGCAGAAAAATGCTAGTAGGAGAAAAACAATGTTAGCGCTGTGCAAAGATGGAAAACCGTATCTTTTTGGGAAAAACGCGCAAATACACGCGTTTAAAAAGATAGCTAAAGAACTTAATGTAGAGCTTTACTATATAGGGGGCAAAGATTTCAAATTATTTTTGTCCGCAAAAGAAAAAAATTTAGAAAAAAAGTTATAAAACTCTTTACTTTTATTTTTCTATATGTTATAATAACAGTAATAAAACAAAAAAAAAGGAGTTACAATGAAAACTTTAACTTTAAACAACTTAATTGAGAACTTGATTTTAGCAAGAGAGGGTAAACTCGAGCTAAATTTCGACTTTAGAAAAGCCGAAGAAGATGTTAGATGGATATTAATAAGGGAGGGGATTGAAACCCTGTATGTAGATGGCCACGAGGTTCCTACTAAATATGCTTCTCTTGAAGCAATGAAAAAAGCAGGAGCTTATGATATCGTTATGAAATATAAATCTGAATTGATTAACTATATTTCAAATCATAAGAGAAGAGTATATGATGATGAGATGTTGAAAAATGACATAAACACATTAGTTTGCCTTGAAAAAATATAAATTTTATCAAGCCTCATCAAGGTGGAAAAATTTAGAAAAAAAGTTATAAAACTCTTTACATTTATTGCATATTTTGTTATAATTATAGTAACAAAACAAAAAAGGAGCTAAGATGAAAATCTGTTTAACAAAGATTATCTTCAAAAACAAAGAAGATAAGAGGAATAATCTTAGAAAGGCTTATAGGTTCATAGAGGATATGTTCCCACTAGAAAACATAACCTTTATAGACAAGGGGTTAATAGTCGAATACTCAATAAATAAATCTTTCTACGATTAATATATTTATAGAGGGCTATGCGTAGCCTTCTTTTAAATATATTTAAAAAAGGAGTTACAATGTATGAATTTCAAATTATAGAACGAACTCCAACAACTATGACGTTGGAGGCAGAAACAAGCGGAGTGCCTCTGCAAGTAGAATTTACCTTAATAGGGAAAAAGGGGATAAAATGTAGTAATCCCCACGATTTTAAGAAGGGGTTTTTTGAACATGGGAACAATGCCCATGAAATTGAAAAGTTTATGAGGGGCGGTAAAGTGCCTCTATGCACGATAACCGCAGGAGATAAAGAGTTTACTTTCAACTCCTGGGAGCCTAAAGATGCTCTCAGGGATACTATAGGCTCTTTGCCAGAACCCAGACGAGGGTGCTATGTAGTACCCGAAGAATTTGTGACAGAAAAGGTCACAAAATTTTTAGAAGAAACTGAGAAGCTCGAAAATCCAAGCTATTTCGATCTTCTAGAAATGTTAGGCGAAAAGCCTAAGATTTATGACGATGATCTTCCTTCTTGCGAGGAAGATCTCATTTGAGTGGCTGTTTAGGCCACTCTTTAGACCCGCTAAAGGGGATTGATAAAAACTGGCTACCAGTTTAAGCTCTTCGAGAAGAGTTTAGACGGGCAGTGCAGAGCCGGAGGGGTTGCGTGCAGACTAAGAAACGGCGCAACTTAAAGGAAGAACTCAAATCTGCGAGGTGCCTTAATAGGCTATTTATATGTTTTCAACTTCCGAGCAATTCTCGGGAGTTGGGTTGTGTAACAAAAAAGGAGTTAAAGATGAAACTAAATGAATCAATTATCAAGATTCGAGTAGAGTTACAAAATAGTAAGATTAAAAAATCCGGCAAAAATAGATTTGCTGGTTTTGAATACTACGAGTTAAGCGACTTCTTGCCTAAGCTTAATGAGCTAATGCAACAGGAAGGAATAAATGACTTGTTCACCATTGTTGATGGTGTAGCAAAGTTGGTTCTTATTAAAGGAGAAGAAAGGCAAGAATATTGTATGCCTTTCGTTATGTTTGACGTACCTAAAAACAAAAATGGAAGCGATAGTATGCAAGCTATACAATATCTAGGAGCTTTAAATACTTATTATAAGAGATACCTATACCTAAATGCTTTTGGAATTACCGACGGTGAAGTTATAGACGCGATGGACACGGCATCTCTTGCTGAGCAAAACACGGACATGCTTGTAGAGCTTAAAGGTCTAATAGCCAAATCTACAAACAAAGAGGGCACAACAAGCTGGATTCTGTCTACCTATAAAGTAGATAGCTTAGAGAGCTTGTCTAACGAGCAACTTAAGCATGTTGTTAAGCTTATTAAGCAAAAGGCAAGCAAATGAAAATCCTAAGCCTCGAGCAGGGTAGCGATGAATGGTTTAATGCTAGGCTTGGCATACCAACTGCGTCGCGCTTCAAGGACATTGTAACTCCAGCAAAAGGTGATAAGTCAAAGAGCTATAAGTCTTACATGTATGAACTTATAGCTGAAAGACTTACTAGTGGCAAAGATGAGAGTTTTAAATCTGAATGGATGGAAAGAGGTAACGAGTTAGAGCCTTTAGCGCGCTCTTCTTACGAGTTTCTACACGATGTTGAAGTAAAGCAAGTTGGCATTATACTTAACGATGCTGGAACTATAGGAGCTAGCCCAGATGGACTTATAGGCGAAGATGGTGGCTTAGAAATTAAATGCCCTAAGCCTTCAACATTGGTTAAGTACATGCTAGACGGCAGATTGCCTTTAGAATACAAAACGCAAGTTATGGGAAATTTGTGGATAAGCGAGCGTGAATGGTGGGATTTTGTAGCATTCCACCCGAGCATGAAAATGTTTAAGATTAGAGTGTATAGGGACGAAGAGTACATAAGGAAGATGGCACAGCATATAAATGATTTTGTTGATGAGATGCTTGAGAATTACGAAAAAATTAAGGATTAGCTATGCAAAAAATAACGCAAATGCTAAACAGTGTGTTTAAGCAACATGTTGTAATTGGGTTTAGAATACGTTTTGGAGAGGTTATATTAGATGTTATTACACAAGAAGGCGAGGACGCTACAATAACATACTCTGCAAGAGAGATAGAGTATTATTGCATGCGTCGCCTTTTAGAAAAAGGATATGTTTTTAAGATTAGTCAAAAAAAGATTAAAGTGTTTAAAAACAAAAATAAGATTTTTGAAATAAAAAACCATGAACGCGGTGTAAGGCAGACCCTTGAAATGTACGCAAGGATTTACGAACATGAAAATAGTTTGCAAGCTTAATAATGGTATCTTAGAGCCTTATAGCAAAAGCGACATAGATAAGCTTAGCAGTTTAGAAAGTGCTGTTTATGTAGTAGAAATAAACAAGCACGACATTAGGACGCTGCAACAAAATAAAGCCCTGCACTTATGGTGCGAGCATATAGCAAACAAACTAAACGATGCAGGTATGTACATGGCAGAGTTCCTTAAATTAGAAGTAGAATGGAGCAAAGATAAGGTTAAAGAGGTTGTTATTAAGCCTCTTATAAAGCAAATGTTTGGCAAGAGTTCTACAACGCAACTAAGCAAGCAACAGTTGCAGGAAGTAATAGACGTTGTAACGCTTGCGTTTGCGAATAGGGGTATAGAGATACCACAATTCCCGCACGTGGATGATAAGAAATGATAGTATATGGTTTTGCAGATAGAATTAAAACTAACATTAAGGTTATAAATTGTAAAATTATTAGTGAAGATGAAAGGTTAGAAGGATAAACAATGTTTAACAAAGTCATTTTAGTGGGAAACCTAACACGAGATCCAGAACTGAGATACTTGCCTAGTGGAAGTGCAGTTTGTAATACAGCAATTGCGACCAATCTCCGTTATAAAAGCCAAAGCGGTGAACAAAAAGAAGAAGTTTGTTTTATTGACATTACTCTTTTTGGACGCACTGCAGAGATTGCTAATCAGTATTTAACTAAGGGCAAAAAGGTTTTGATTGAAGGTCGCCTAAAGCTTGAGCAATGGGATGATGGAAACGGCAAACGTAGCAAGCATGTAGTTGTAGTAGATACTATGCAAATGCTTGACGGCAAAGAAGATGGAGCTAAACACAGTAAGCAAGCTCCCAAAAAAGTTGAAGTTGAAGTAATAGATGCAAACGACGAAATACCATTTTAGGAGGTAAAAATGAGAATAATGGACAAACATTTGATTGAGGAGCTTGGAGTTATAAACAAAACATATTATGACTGGAAGCGCAAGCATCCTCGTAGGGTTGATTTAATGAAAAAAGGTCTTTTGGCTGAAAAGTTGCTTAAAGATGAAGTTTTTGAAGAACTCATAAAGCCTAATAATAAGCGGAGTAATTAAATTTTACTCCGGCACATTACAACATAACGGTTATATTAAGGATAACCAAACTTAGAGAATTACAAAGGAGGAGTGAGATGAAAACTTTAAAAAAACTCAAAGAAGAAAATAAAATTTTTGGAAAATACGCATTTGGTAACTTTAGTCCCTACAGAAAGTATTTTGCAGAAAAAGACAGATTAAAAAAATTTCTTGGGAGTAGTTTCACACCAGAAATAGCACGAGCTTTTGAAATAGCTCATGAAACGGGGGTAATGTCCCCTAAAAAACAAAAAGAATTAGAATCTTTAGGATTCCGTTTATGCTTTAGAGGTTTTAATAGTCAAAGCGGTGACGTGTTTGTTTACCAAGACAAACACGGAAGATGGTATATGAGCATTGGCGTTGCCAATGTAAACAACGCTGGACGGGGATACGAGATTGAGGTATAGCCTCAATCTTAACACGCTTTAAAACGTCTACATGTGAAAAAAAGATGTATGATAGAGTTCCAAAATGGAGTATTCAGGTATTGATATAGAAACTGATTTACCTCGTGAAGATTGTGAGGGATATTGTAGGAGATTAAGATGAACAGAGAAGAAGCTCATAAGAATATAGAACTATTAAAACTAAAAGATAATTTTTTAGATGCTTGCGACATAGGTAGTTTACATTTACTTATAAATGAAATATTTGATGACTTTGAAAAGTATGAAAATAAGTCATGTGAGAGTTGTAAATATTGTGATAAAGGTCAGAATATACAATGGTGTGATAATCCTGAAGTAAATAAATATAGAAATATGGCTCCCAGAGTTGATCTAGATTTCTACTGTAAATATTGGAGTGCTAAAGATAAAGATAAGTGAAAAAGGAATTTTAAAATAAAGGAATAGGTAATGAGAAAAGGTTTCAAAATTATCTATAAAGATTGTAACGGGGCGTATAGCACGTCATATGTAAACTATGTTGGTGCGGCTTTGGCGATTGCTTTTAAATAATAGTGCAAAATTTGCACTTTGGAAAAGGAGTTTTAATGTTGTTGGAAAAAATTGTTAAGGCTTATGAAAACAATAAGTCTAGTTACGAAATGCTAAAAGAGCTTAGAAAGCTCTGGGTAGATAACTGCAAAAGCATGTGTGCATCTGAAAAGATTGCGCTAGAAACGCAGATAAAAATGCTTCGCGAAGTTGTAGACACAGTTTACAGCTATGACAGATAAGGGGGGCTGAAATGAGGGTAGTTAGAGAACCACACGGCATGGACGCCGACGGCAATCGAGCCGTTGACGTCTACATGTACGACCTGGAGAAAGAAGATAGAGAAGAAGTGCTTGAAGCACTAGAAGAGCAAGCTCCTTGGGCACTAGACGGAGAAGATGAATATGCTACAATATTCCTTCCATGCCCAGTTACAGGGCTAGACGTTGAGTTTGATATTAAAGTTAAAGATTGGTTATAATAGATAGAACAGATTTTTAAAAATATGTTTTAGTCCGTTAAAAGGGATACAATGTTAGACGTTTTACTAAAACTTGAAAACCTAACAAAGCACCAACGCAAGGTGCTTGAATGTTTAAAGAAAAACGGCGGTAATAAATCCAAAACCGCTGAAGAGCTAGGAATAAAGCGCCAATCTGTTATATCGGCAATCATGTTTGCTAAAAAGAAGCTAACTAATGCAGACGCTGCTAAGAATATTTACGATTTGAAAGAAGAGAATAAGGCACTGAAAAAGAAGCTTAAAGAGCTAGAGAAGAGCCTATTTACCGGAAAGGACATAAAAGAGTTTATTGTAAACGTACGAAAAGAAAAGGTTTCTATTCCAGAATGGATTAGTAAACCAAATCCAAGCAAAGGTTCGTTGGTGCCAGTCATGGCGTTTGCCGATTGGCACGTAGGCGAGGTTGTAAATGCTGATGAAGTACACGGCAAAAACGAGTACAACAAGGATATATCCAAGCATCGCATTAACGCGCTTGTTGACGATTTTATCGACATATGCGCAAACAAACTAAACAACTACAAATATGCAGGCGTTGTTGTTCCTGTTATGGGAGACATTATAACAGGTAGCTTGCACGATTTGCCGGAAACTAATGATTTGCGACCTATTAAACAGGTAGTATTTGCAAGGGATTTAATTATCCAGCAAATTGAAAAATTTAAGAAAGTTTTTGGTAAAGTGTTTGTCCCAGCAGTTACCGGAAACCATGGAAGAATGTCACACAAGCGGACTAAAACCAAGGGGCGAACAGACGACAGCTTAGAAACAATACTGCTTTATTTCGTACAAGAGCATTATGCAGACGACCAAGACGTGACAATCTACTTTAATGAGAGCGATGAGAATTACTTCTCGATAAACGGCAGAATTTTCAACCAGCAACATGGAGACAAATACAGAGGCGGGAACGGCATTGGCGGTATACACGTACCAATAAAGCGCGGTAGAGCAAAGTCACTCGAAAGCTCCATAGCAATGGGCAAGAGTTTTGACACGATGATTATTGGGCATTTTCACCAACATTACATAGCAAATGACCTTGTTATATGTGATAGTCCAAAAGGATATGACGAATTTTGCAAAGCCATGAATATACCGTATTCAAAAGCAGGCGCGACAATGTTTTTTGTAAATAATCATGGTGACATAATCTATGCTACAAATTTGAAAGTGCGGGATGAAAAGCCAAGAGAGTTTAAGAAGCATATAGAGATATTTTAGAAGTGGATAAGATGACAAAATGATAGAGTTATATAAGGGCGATTATTTATGAAAAAGATTATTTTACATTTATGCGCAGATATCGGAAGCGATACAAGATACTATCAACTAGATGATAATTATGAAGTTATAAAGATAGGTAAAGATATTGGTGTAGAAAATTATAATCCACCTGATAATATCTATGGGATTATTGCAAATCCAGTATGTACAGAGTTTTCTATTGCTAAAGGTTTCCATATAAATGGGGACTTAAAAAAAGGTATGTTTTTAGTTAATCATTGCTTAAGAATAATAAAAGAATGCAATCCTACTTTTTGGGTAATTGAAAATCCTGCAACTGGAAAATTGAAAGACTTTTTAGGCAAACCTGATTTTATTTATCAACCTTGGGAATTTGGAAGTCCTTGGACTAAAAAAACTGCATTATGGGGCAAATTTAATAAACCAAAAAAAATATTTAGCAACTGGGAAGACGTAGAAAAAATAGAAAGTCTTTATATCAGAGGCAATAGAAAAAAGCCATCTTTAGTTTATTTGCACAAAAACGATAAATATAAGATAAAAGAGTGGGAGTGGGCTTATGATTTAATTAATGATGATATGAGCTTACGAAGTATGTGCAGTGATGGTTTTGCAAAAGCATTTTATGAAGAAAACAAATGATGGATAATAATGATGGAGTTAAATAAAATTTAAAGGGTTAAAATGAGTTTAGGTATTCCATATATGGGCAGTAAAAGGAAAATAGCAAAACCATTAATTGACTATATGCTAAATAGAAACCCAAATGCAAAATATTTCTATGATTTATTTGGCGGTGGCGGTGCTATGAGTTTTGAAGCAGTAAAAAGAAAAAGGTTTAAAAAAGTTTATTATAATGAGTTTAATGAAGCAATAGTAAATCTGCTCATTAAAATCAAAGCAGATGGTGTTACCTCTGAATTTTATGAATGGATAGACAGAGAAACATTTTATAAATACAAAGATGGTAAGTGTTGGAAAAGTGGCCTTATAAAAACTTGTTGGAGTTTTGGGAATAATCAAAGAAGCTATTTATTTGGTTCTGACATTGAAGAAAAAAAAAGATTGTTACACGAAATAATAGTTAATAGATGCAATATTTCAAGATTAGAATTTGAAAAATTAACGGGACTTTTTATAGATGATTATTATTTAAGGAAGGATGATATTCAAGATAGAAGATTAGAAGTTATGAAGATTATAAAAAGTAGTTTAGGTCGTAATGATATGCAACAATTGCAACAATTGCAACAACTGGAACAACTGGAGCGACTACAAATAGTACAACAACTAGAGATTACAAACCTAAGCTATGAAGAAGTAAAAATAGAAACACCAATAAATGAAACTATTGTCTATTGTGATCCGCCTTACAAAGGAACTGGAAAATATCAAAAAGATATAGACCATGATAAGTTTTTAGAATGGGTTAAAAATAGTCCTTATAAAATTTATGTTAGTAGTTATGAGTTTGAATTACCTTGCGTTTTTGAGTTAAGTCATAGAAGTTCGCTAAGTGTAACTAATAATAATAAAAAAGTAGTAGAAAAATTATTTTGCAACCAAGAGGAACTAGCAAAAGGGACACTATTTTAATGCAAACTAAGTATCAATCACTAATAGAGAGCTTAACAAATATCTTAATAGGGTATTTAACAGCTCTTTTAAGTCAGGTGTTAATATTTCCTTTGTTTAATATTTATGTAACATTTCAAGATAATATTTTAATAGGGCTGTACTTTACAATAATAAGCTTAATAAGGTCTTATTTAGTGAGAAGATATTTTAATAAAAAATTAAAATGTTAATGAATGGCTAGATTAACAGAGTCAATGTGTAGGTTCAAGATTATGCTAAACTCTAGTTTGGATACAACAATGAAACTTATCCGTTTCTAGGATAAAATATGCTAAAATGCAACTAACCAAGAGATTAGTTAGACCAACAGAAGAGAGAAATTTAAATGCAGGACTTAGTTGAACTTTGCCAATATAACCTCACAATGGTGGCCAAAGCCATAAAGGAGCTAGGTAAGCACCAACTAAGCGCCAAAAAAATACACAGGTATCTTACGTATAACAAATGGGAGCTGTTTGCCAAAGAGATTGATACAATACTCGATATGCCATACAAGGACTTTAAAGCGTGGTTTATAAACAACTATGAAGAGGACAATATCACACACAAGACTAAGATATGCGTAAAGGATGAATTTAACGAGGTTTTTAGCAACTGCAAGCCACGGGTGGTACGCATTGACGGCCTTTACTACGCATACAATGGGAGCTTAGTTGAGATAACTGAAGAGCTTTACAATTACGTGCTAGAAAACAAATAGCTATCGATATGGGACTTTATGGAGGATAACAGGTGAAAACATACAAGACAGAAATCAGGGACATTAACGAACTGATACCATATGCGATGAACGCAAGGACGCACAGCGATGAGCAAGTAGATCAGATAGTCTAGAATATCTAGCAAGCAGGCGGCTAAAAGTATCATGAAAAAAACAATTAGTGTAAACAGACTAACTGCATCTTTTGAGTACAAAGGTTAATAAAATGGCAAGACCAACGAAATATAATTGGGAAGCAATACGAAAATCCTATGAAGATGGTTTTACTGTTGACAAATTATGTGATATGTATAACATAGAAAAAAAGACAATCCAAAATAGAATTAGTAGAGAGAAATGGGAAGTAACGGGAAATATAAACTCCGATATAAACGAACTTAAAAATAGTTTAGGGAAAATTGCAGGGTATGTTTCCCAAAATGATGAAATAAAGAATAATGAGATTATATTAAGAGTAAATACTATACTTGAAGATAATGAATTAATGATAAATAATCGCAAAATATTAAAAGCATTTCAAAGTAAAATAGTGGCTGGTTTAAAAAATGGAGCTTACGAGAAACCTAGCGATATCAAAGCAGGAACTAGTGCTATTAAAGATATTGAAGCAATAGCAAACCCACAAGCAAGTAAACAAGAGATAAATATCCAAAACACAAACGCCCAACAAACAATAAACAAAATCGAGCGAGAGATAATAGATTGACTTTAAGAATTAAGACACCACGATGGGCAAAGCCCCTACTAGAGCCTAAAAGATACAAAGGTGCATCTGGTGGTAGAGGCTCTGGGAAATCGCACTTCTTTGCAGAGCTAATGGTAGAAGCTCATATCTTAGACCCAGACACCTCGTCTGTGTGTATTAGGGAAATACAAAAATCGTTAAAATTTTCAGCAAAAAAACTTATAGAAGATAAAATATCAGCGCTTGGAGTTCAAGATTATTTTGAAATAACACAAACAGAAATTAGGAATAAGCACGGTAAGGGAATTATAATATTTCAAGGCATGCAAGATCATACAAGCGATAGCATTAAATCTCTAGAGGGTTTCGACCGCGCGTGGGTGGAAGAGGCACAAAGTATTAGTAAACGTTCTTTGGAATTGTTATTGCCTACAATAAGAAATAAGAACAGCGAGATTTGGTTCAGCTGGAATCCTTATTTTGACACAGACCCTGTTGAAAATATGATAGATTGGACTGAAGATGACGCTGTAAGAGTGCATGTAAACTATACTGAAAATCCTTTTGCTGATGAGGTTATCATTAGAGAAGCAGAAAAGCACAAGAGAAATAAGCCCGACACATTTGGTCATGTGTGGCTAGGAGAGTACGCTACTAAATCTGAAGCTCAAATATTTAAAGATAAATATGAAATAAAAGAATTTGAAGTTGATAAAAGTTTTGGAAGTCCTTTATATGGAATGGACTTTGGGTTTGCCAATGACCCCACAACTGCAATTGAGGTTTACATTAAGAACGATATTATTTACATTAGAAAAGAAGCTTATAAAGTGGGCTTAGAACTTGACGATACAGCAACATATATTAAGTCAAAAATTGAGGGCATCGATAAGTATGTAATTGATGCAGATAGTGCAAGACCTGAAAGTATTAGTTACTTAAAGAGAAAAGGTTTACCTAGAATAAGAGGGGTTAAAAAATGGAGTGGAAGCGTAATTGATGGAATAGAGTTTATTAAATCATTTGACAAGATAATTATTCACCCCTCTTGCGAACATACTATTACAGAATTTAGACTATACAGTTATAAGATAGATAAAAGAAGCGGGAATATATTGCCCGACGTGGAAGATTCAAACAACCACTTAATAGATGCACTAAGGTATAGTTTAGTTCCACTCATGAAAAGAACAGCTGGACTAAATGCTTTAATGTTTTGATATAATTACAATAAAAAGGCTATTTTAATGGCAACAAATAAAAAAGTAAGCGATGGCTTTATAAATGTGAACCGTGCATTAGGTAGCAATAAAGATATAACCACAAATACCACATATTCTAATCATATTCATTTATCAAACAATTACAACATAGTAAATGGCTTATACAGAAACCACTTTGGAGGGAAAGCCGTTGATATTCCTGTGGACGATGCGTTTAAAGGTGGTAGATTATTTACTATTGAAGACGAAAACAAACTAAAAGCATACAAAGATTATCTCAAGCATTTAAAGCTAGATAAAAAAATAGAGTTTTGTATGAAATGGGCTAAAATCTTCGGTAGTGCTGTTTTAATTATTATTTCTAGTGATGATGAGATGAGCGAGCCGTTAATCCCTGACAATATCAAAAAGGGGGATGTTCAAGACATAATCGTACTTGATAGGTGGCAATTATACTCTATGGACATAAATCGTGACCCTATGTCAAGCAACTTCTTACAGCCTCAATACTATTATGTAACTAGAACATCCACTAAAATACACCACACAAGAGTAATTAAATTAGACGGACTAGACACAACGCTTTATGATAAAGAGTTGCTTAATGGCTGGGGGTTATCTATATATGAAAGATTATATAAAAATATCCAAAACGCTCAAATGAGTCCAGACCTTTTAATCAATTTACTAATTCAATCAAATTTAGATGTGTTCCACATTGAGGGCTTAAACGAAGCTGTATCAAGTGGAAATGATGAACTAGCCATAAAGCGTGGCGAAGTTGCGATGGAGGGTAAGTCTATCTTTAATGGACTTATGCTGGATTCTAAAGATAACTACACAAATATTGCTAAGAATTTTGCAGGACTAGAAGCAGTTCACAATGTATTTATAGATTTAATTTGTAGTGCAGCAGATATACCAAAAACTAGATTTATGAATATACAAAGCGCTGGCCTAGCAAATGACGGCACTGGTGATTTAATGTTCTATTACGATCGTATCGAAACGAACGAAAGAGCTACCCTTAGAGAAGTTTATGATTATTTAGACCCTATCCTTAGTAAATCTTTATTTGGCGAATATGTAGATATTGATTACGAATTTAAATCACTCTATCAAATGACAGAGGAGCAAAAATCTATTATTAGAAATAGAGATGCACAAACAGACCAAATCAACATAGACAGAGGAATTATTACAGAATTTGAAGCTAAAGCAAAATATGCTAACGACCCTTACTATCCAACAATCACGCCTGAGAGCATAGAGGAAGAGCGAAAACTGCTTGAAGAGATGAAAAACTTTGAGCCTGTTGAATACGACCCTATTAAAGAATAGTAAATGAAAAACAAAAAGCCAAAAAGATTAAGCCCTATAAAAGAGAGTAGAGCTGTAGAACTTTACTATTATAAAGAACTTAGAAAAATAGTTAAAGAGATGGAGAACGATGTAAGAAACGAACTCTATCCAGCTTTAAGTGAAGCTAAAATTACAACCGATAATAATCCTTTAGTTACTTTGTGGATACTTGCTAACTTAAGGGAGAAGTGGGGCAAGATAGATTTAATAGCTAAAAATATAAGTAGCAATTTTGTAAATAAACTAAATAATGTAAATAGAGATAAGTTTTTAAAAAGTGTCAATAGGGGCTTAGGGATTGATATTGAAACTATGGTAAATGAAAAAGGGCTTAATGACATTGTAGCACTGCAAAGACA